AAGCGGTAGCCATTGCTTTGAGTGTAGCAAGGAAGGCCAAGGCGGCTACTGGTAGGAAGCAGGGCCGTAGAACCATGAAGAAATGATGGAGCATTACTACAAGAATCTTGGAGAGGACTGGTTTAGTTATCCAAGGATATACCGAGGAGCGGTGAAGTACTTTGGTTCTGGGAGTACCTTCGTGGAGGTTGGTAGTTGGAGGGGTAGATCCAGTGTTTACATGGGAGTTGAGATTGTGAATAGTGGTAAGGAGATAAGCTTGGTTTGTGTGGATACTTGGGAGGGTAGTGTTGAGCATCAGGGATGGGATATTCTGGATGATGATGGTTTGTGGAAGGACTTCCAGAAGAACATTGAGCCTTTGGGTGGAGTGATTACTCCTGCCCGGATGACCAGTTTGGAAGGTGCGGCTATGTTCTTTGATAATACCTTGGATTTCGTGTTTATAGATGCCGCACATGACTACCAGAGTGTAAAGGAGGACATTGAGGCATGGTATACGAAGTTGAAGGAAGGAGGTGTGATTAGTGGGCATGATTATCCAGATTGGGAGGGAGTGAAGAAGGCCGTGGATGAAAGGTTTGGGAAGGACATGAAGGCCAGGTATGGCTCATGGGTACACCAGAAGGGGGCTAAGAAGGATTTTTATAGATATTTGTAATGAAGAAGACCAAGGGGAGTACCGGATCATCCATAAAGGTTACATTTGGCAAACGGAGAGAGGGTAAACATAGTAAGTCTAATGGACCGAAGGAGAGTAAGGCAAAGAAGTACAAAGGACAAGGGAGATAATCATGGCAGTAGCTAAGAAATATTCGGTTAAGTCTGGTGGCAGAACGGTTAAGTTTGGAGCCAAGGGTTATTCCATTGCACCAGGGACTAAGAAGGGAGATGCTTATTGTGCCAGAAGTTCTGGGATTAAGAAGTGCAAGAAAGGACCTTGTCCTAATGATTTATCAAGGCAAGCTTGGGGATGTGTGGGGAAGAAGAGTGTGAAGAGTAAGGCCAAGAAGTTTAGCAGAATTTAGGTTTACATGGGTTTTAAATGAGATAAAGAGGCCGGTTGATGACTGGCCTTTTTTTATTTCAATATTTGCAATAATTTTGCATCAAAAGTTATTCATAATTGTTTAGTAAAAATGGTGTCTAAAAGGGACTGGCCGATGGCCGGTCTTTTTTTTGTGTATGCCTTGGAAGTTTGGATTGATTGTAATTTTCTTTGCAAAAAAAGAAATATGGAGAAGGTCGCAATAGGTAAGGTTAAGAATAATCCTGATAATCCAAGGATCATCCGGGATGATAAGTTCTTCAAGCTTGTGAAAAGTCTGAAGGAATTCCCAGAGATGGCGGAGGTGAGGCCAATTGTGGTGAATAAGGACATGGTGGTTCTGGGGGGCAATATGCGCCTTAAAGCCATGAAGGAGGCCGGTTGGAAGCAGGTACCGGTGGTTAAGGTGGATTGGGATGAGATGAAGCAGAAGGAGTTTGTGATAAAGGACAATGCAAGCTTCGGTGAGTGGGACTTTGAGGATCTTGCAAACAACTGGGATGATTTACCCTTGGAAGACTGGGGTTTAGATGTTCCTGTTTTTGCAGATACTGAAAAAGAGATTCCTTTCGTGGATACCAAGGAGATAGATGAAGACTTTAAGAAAGGAGATTTGATTGAGTTTGGTGGAGTCCATCGGATATTGGTTATGAGTAATCCTGATGACAATCATCTGGAAACGGTGTTGGATGGAGATAAACCTGGGTTCAGTTCTGCCGAGATGTCATTTACTGAAAGTTTTTTAGATTATTCTTCCTTGGGAGCGGAGCAGTTGTTTGCGGCTAATGACTTGGGAATCCGGTATTGTGGGATTGTGGCTACGGCCAAATTGGCTTCAGAAATCGTGGAGGAATGGGTTAAGAAGTACCCGAAAGAAGAGTTGAGAAGGAATGGTGAGGTAATAGGCTAAAAAAAGCCTTTTTTTGCAAGTCAAATTTTAAGCAAATAATACGCTATGGCAAGAGGTGATGTAAACAGGATTAAAAATTACCAATGGAAGAAGGGGCAATCTGGTAATCCGAAGGGTCGGCCAAAGAAATTACCTGACCTTAAAGAATTGTTAATCAATGTACTTGGTGATACAAAAGAAGGCAAGACTGCTATGGAGGCCGTGTTGATGTCCATCAGGGCCAAAGCTTTGAAGGGAGACACAAGGGCGGCAGAGTTATTACTGGATCGGGCTTATGGTAAACCAAAGCAAGAGACAGATATTATGACCACCTTCACCCAGGTCATCATGCCTTTGCCTCCGGCAGAGGAAGTGTTGGAAATTGGTCAGGGAGGAATTGGACAAATTGAGTCCAAAGGTCCAGAGGCAATCAAGAATAAACTGGAAGAAGAAGATGGGTTCGATTCTGAGTAATTTCGTACAAGACCATCCATCGGTTGGTATGGTCAATAATCCCAAGCACTATGGCGGTGCCGATAATCCTTTTGAGGCCATCAAGGTTATAGAGGCATGGGACTTGGATTTTAATTTGGGTAATGTGGTGAAGTATATCTCCAGAGCCGGGAAGAAGAATGAGTGGAAGTATCTGGAGGATCTTGAGAAAGCCGCATGGTATTTGAATAGAGCCATTGAAAACAAAAAGAAAGATGCCGGACATTAGCCTTTGTAAAAATTATATCTGTCCGTTGGCCGAGCAATGCTACCGGTTCACGGCAAAACCTGATGAGTACTTCCAAGCTTATTCGGAATTTGAACCGGATGATGATGGGAACTGCGATTACTTTATGGCCATCCCAGAATGGATTTGGTACACTGATGAAAACGAATAACCTATAAATATGAAAGCAAGATTAATATTTGACCTGACTGATTCAGATGACATTAAGGCCCACGGTCGGTGCCTTAAATCTTTGGACATGGCTTTGGCCTTGTGGGACATCGATAGCCGGATTAATCGTATCTGGGATGAATCCGAAGATGCCAAGATGATTGATAGTGACATTGTCTTTAAGGCCCTTGAAGAGATTATGGAGAAGTACAACCTGAACCTTAATGAACTGATTGACTGATGGCACAAGCCGCAGTAGAGTGGCTATTTAAAGCCCTCTGGGAAGAACCAAAGGATAAGATGGTCTGGTATGCCATTCTGGATAAGGCCAAGGAAATGGAGAAGGAGCAAATCATTGAAGCCCACGATGCCGCTTATATTGCCATGAACCTTTGCTTTCGTGGGTTTGATAGATCAGTAGAATATTACGAAAATAATTATGGTGAAAATCGGGATAGCAATCAGTCCATTACTGGAAAGGATTGAAGATACATTATGGCTACATGAGGCCCATGAAAGTATTCCACCAGGATACACCATGGATGGATTCAGGGCCATCGTAAAGATTTTCATGTCGGCCATGATGGATAAGATGTATGAACTTCAGGTGAAGGAAGGATTGGATCTGGAAGACAAGAAGGCTATGGCAGAATCCTGTGGGGATGAGGTAAGAAAGCTTGTTCATACCTACACCGGAATTGATACCCTTGAAATGTATAAGTGAATACACAGAACTACGGCAATTGTGAACTTCTGAAGAAGAATTGTGCAATAGGTAGCAATTGCTACTACCTTTTGCAAAAAGTAACCCTATAACCTATAAAAATGGAATATATTGAAAATGGCATAAAATGTTGGAAGCCGGATGTTTATGAACAATATCAATATGCCGGGTTTCTGATTACCATATCAAGTTGGTGGTTTGGCAATGATGGAGAATTAATTGGTATTGCAGTTGAATTAAAATATAGCCAATTAATTGATTTGGATAATTATGAGGATGATATGGAGGAAACTTTGGAAGAAAATGGATATAAGGTTACCCATGATAATGAGGAATGGGAAACTTATGTTAATGGAGAGCCTGCCATAATTTACATTGATGCACATCCAGAGGAATTACCAAAATTTGGATTTGACAACTGTAAATCAACTTCAATTCTCCAATATTTAATTGACAATATTAATCATAGAAAGGGCATTAAAAGAGGCAGAAAAGAAGATGGATTTATTGTTCTTAAAGAAATAAAAAAGTATGTTGCTAAATCCGAAAATAAAAAGCCTCCAAGAAAAGCAAGAGGCTTTAATAATTTGGCTTGGGCAACTTTAGTCAAATTGCGTGATGGCAAATGTAATAATTGCCATAGCAAAGATGACCTTCATGCTCATCATGTAAAGTCATACAAAGAATTTCCAGAGTTAAGATATGATGTGAATAATGGAATTACTTTATGCTCTCTTTGTCATAGAGATTACCACCGGAAAAAGTAAGCCTACAACCTGACAAAAGGTTACAAAAAGTAAGCTTATAACTTGACCAAAGCAATGTGCAAAAAATGCATATACCTTTGTGGCCCAACAGAAAGCCAATAGATGCCAACATTAGACCTGAGTAATTCGGAACTATGGAATGGTAAGTACCTTCCGGCCATTACCAGGCCAAAGATTTACAACATACTATACGGAGGCGCAGGAAGTGGAAAGTCTCAGACCATGATTCAGTTCTTCCTTAGTGAACTACTGGACCATGATGAGAATGAGAATGAGACCTTTGTAGTCCTTCGTAAAGTTGCGGCTACCATTCGTACTTCGGTCTACATGGACTTTAAGAATAAGATTTACGAATGGGGTCTGGGAGACCTGATTACCGCTTACGATGGAATCTTTGAATTTAGGTCCAGAAGTAACAAGATCATCTTCATGGGTGTGGATAACCCAGAGAAGCTAAAGTCACTTGCACAGGCCAAGTATATCTGGGTGGAGGAAGCTACCGAGTTGACCAAGGAAGACTTCATCCAAGTTACACTTCGACTTCGTGGTATATCCAAGCACCAGAAGAGATTCTTCCTGACCTTTAACCCGGTATCAGATAGCCATTGGATAAAGGAAAGGTTCTTCGACCGGCCACCGGAGGTTGAGAAGGATAAGATCCTAATCCTGCACTCTACCTACAAGGATTGCTACCGGTTTCTGGATAAGGAGTATCCCATCAGGATGGAAGCCCTGAAGGATGTGGATTATACCTACTGGGATGTTTACGCAAATGGAAACTGGGGAATCTGGGATAGGGAAACCTTGTATGTCCAGTATTTCAGTCCGAAGGACCATGTGGTAGAAGGTTATCTTAGGGCGCACCCAGATTATCCATTGTACCTGACCTTTGACTTTAAC